GCTGGCGACTAAGCTGCTGGCGACTAAGCTGCTGGCGACTAAGCTGCTGGCGACTAAGCTGCTGGCGACTAAGCTGCTGGCGACTAAGCTGCTGGCGACTAAGCACCTTTAAGCACCATCAAGCCCCATAAAAAAAATTTTAATAGTGTGTATATGGTATATATCAATACAAATGCTCCAATTGGAAAATGTGGCTCTGGACAAGGACGTCAAGGACAAGTTGGTAAGTTCCATTCAAACTGGAAACATTGATGCAGCCGAGATGGAAACTCTCACGCACTCATTCTATAATGCCGTTAATACGGGAAATATGAGTTCGATGCTCTTTCTGATATGGCATATCGACTCCCTCAAGGAGCGCAAAGCCCAGCGCAAAGAACTCTCCTATATTTCATATTGGTCGTCGCTATACATTGCCGTGCCACTCGGGATTTCATCGGCGTTTGTGCTAGATCAGTTTATCAAATCGCCGGTGTCAGTGTCTGCAGGAGTGGGGAGCGCCTTGCTCGTGACTGCAGCGAATTACTTCCTACATATGACAAATAGGGCCACGGATGGATTTAATTATATTACTAATAAAAATGTAAGTTACTACACGCCGTATAATATCTCGGACAATGTAAAATATGCTGTGAATGGGGTGAATACTATCATGAGTAGCGTGATTACAAACGAACAGCGATTAAGTATTTGTATCATATTTGTCATGGGATATGCCGTTCTTATGTGTGTTATCATTGATCGGATTAATGCGTTTCGGCGTATTCAGAGGCGGAGCTGGGTTATGACCAGTCAAGTAAACTACAGGGAGCCTATGACGTACGATCTCGTGTCATATTTGACGCATACTAGTCGACCGATGCTGGCTGACATTGCCCGCTAGTCTCCAATACGACACCGATTGTACAATTGACATTATTAGAGGTACTATCGAAGGTGCATTGGTGTGAGAACCCCCACAGGAGGCCCTTGAATTGGGATCCGTCCGCCCGCTCAAATGTATAGGTATGTACCCTACAATCGGTGTAATCATTCAATGGGAACTTGCCTGATACGAGTGTTACAACTTCATCCTTGATGTAAGGGCTAGGCGGGGGAGTATAGCTACCCATCCCCCTTGTCCCGGTAATCTTGAATGTCTTTGCCGTCGCGTCCACGAGATCAAAGTCGACAGGGGCTACAGGGGCTAAAGGTGCGGCACTCATTTCTCTACTAATCTCGTAGCGGTCAACAGATTCAATTTTTTTTGGAGAATATTCTGGTTTACCGGTATAGAAATAGGGGATGTTAAAGGTCTTTTCATCCGGTTCTTGTAGATTATTAACGGCGATAAATGATGGACGGGGAAAAATAGAGCCGGTCCATTCGATGTTTCATAATTTCGCTGGAATTAATTTTCTAGGGAAATTACACAATACAAAGCAACACATACAATTTATAAAGTGGCTCAATGATGAGATCGACATACCTCAACACATATTAAAGTCCTTTTTAACATCATACTCAAAACTCGATGGCATAGAAGATGAAAGGATAATACCCTCTAAGAAAGAGAATATCAGGGCCGCATTTAAAGAATGTGAATGCTTCATATTTGAAATCTGCTCTATGAAATTATACGAGAAAGATGGATACCAAGTTCAATTCGAACTTACAACTGACTACGCATGTAACTTACAATCGGAAGCGGATTTATATGATGATTTAAGGGTGCTCCGTGGCCTAATTCCGGAGGGAAAGCGGGTTATATTCCAGATACATTTTAGACCAAATATTATCTATAATAGGCGGTCTAATGCGATTAAGAAACGGGAAATGATATATGGGGCTGTAAATGGGTTTTGTAATTTGGCCAAGAATACATATTTGTACGACCCGAGTCTAGTATTGAAGGGGGATACATCCCTATTTGACGGCGATACACATTTCACTAGTGCCGGCTATGAAAAAAGTTTCGAGTATTTATATGGGCTAGTACATCGCGACGCCTAAGTATTTGTTGCGTAGGCCATTATATACATGCTACTTGAGGCGATCAACCGAGATGGCGCTACAATTGTATCTGTGGAGGGGGGCCTAGTGAATTTCATATGTAAATGTGGCGTCGAGGGGCGAAAGAAAAGGGTGGCCATCTGTAAGACAAGTGGGGCCTTTTGTAAGGACTGCACGGATCGAAATACTTCTATAAAGCGTCTTAAGAATAAGATTGCGCGACTGAATGCCCTCATGGATTAGGTTTAGGCCAGCTGGTCTAAGTATCTGGCGCATAGATCTATATAGATATGCCCGACGCCACATGCTGCTGTTGCTTCCCCTGGTTACAGCCGAAAGTGGCGGTTGCGCCGAAACCCCAAGTGAAGGGAGGGAAGGCTGTGCGGAAAGGCATCCCGAAAAAGGTGCGAGGGGAGGCCTGGCGACGGCATTTTGGCCAATCTACGAAAGGGTCATGCTATTGCTGTGGGACGGATTTGGACGCGTTTGATTCCTGGCACGCCGGCCATATTATTTCGAGCGCAGTCGGCGGGCCCGATACGGCGGATAATCTGAGGCCGGTCTGCGCCTCATGTAATCTGTCTATGGGCATTGAGAATATGGATGATTTCAAGCGGCGCTGTTATCCGACGCGCTGACGACAAAGATCGGTCTAAGAGATAATGAATATCTAGTATATAGTATATAGTACATGAAGGAGTTTAAGAAAATATCGGGGCCTTTGCCACCTTGGCCACCATCGCCGTCTTTGTCTTCGGCTACACCAATGCAGTCGCTACCTCGTCTCCCCCCATCGCCACTAAGGGTGCGGCCAGGCCTTCAGCGCAAATGGACGCCCATTGTTCGAAAGCAGATCCCGAAGAAAATCCGTGGGGAGGCTTGGATGAACGAGTTCGGCTCTTCCACGAAGGGTTACTGCTATTGCTGTAGGAAGGGCCTCGACATTTTTGATACGTGGCACGCTGGCCATATAGTGTCGTATATAAAGGGTGGGACCGATACGGCGGATAATCTGAGGCCCTTGTGCCCGTCGTGTAACTTGTCGATGGGTATCGAGAATATGGACGATTTCAAGGAGAGGTGTTATCCTCCGCCACCTCGGTGATAAACTTCGGAATATATCGCATTGGGATTATCTTAGGTGTTCGTTGGGGGGTTCCATATAGGCCAACGATCAGTAATATGTTTATTTCCCCACATGATATCCCTAGTTATAAACCATTTTTTATATGTAGCATCAAATCTCCCACCCAACAATTTTATTTCATCCTTATCGTTATATGGCACATTCAAATATACTGGATCATGCATATGGCAACTAGCACATTTGCGTGAATTGGTATTATACACCCATCGAGGGGTTAACTCAGGGCAAATATCACACTTAACCAACTCGCATTGATCACACACTCCCCTTTTACGAATACACTTTATTTCATTACCGCTGTTAACAGCATTAATGAAATCAGTTGCATCAAGTTCAAACCATGGTTCTGGTCGGCCCCCTTCTTTTGTTTTATGTTTATTACATATTTCAAATATACACACTATATCACCATCATCAATGTAAGCAACATCCGCAATTTTTAATCCATTATAGTTAAACCTATATTCCATAATAATTTGCGAAGTTTCATCTATTTCTGATATTTCAAATGGTATGTTATTATTTGGACAACTCATTTCATGAGTAGTAGTTATCGTGAGCGATTGTTTGCGTTCTAGAAGCATTTTTAATAGCATTTTAGCATCTTTGTGTATTTGGGCTTCAGATGGTTTATCATAATAATTACATGGGCTGTCAGATGCTCTATGAGCAAAATGGTGCGCATTTATATTGCCCTTTTTTAATATTAAATCCCCTTTACAATCTGGGCAACTATATTCATAATCTTTAGTCGCAATTGCTGGGTAAATATAACATTGTGTATCATTTTGTATAGCGCCAAGAGGGGTAGTATACATGTTATATGTAATGGATTATTTGCTAGATAAAATATTGTTTATTTCAAATTTTAGATGGGTATCGAGAATATGGACGATTTCAAGGAGAGGTGTTATCCTGTGGTTAAATGATATGACAAAAATAATCATGCAAATAATGGCCTCCCGATAGTGGTCTTCGTGGCTATTTGCTGCCCCCGCCTTTGCGCCGCCGGCTGGGGGCATATTCCTCCTCATCCACGGGCGCTGGGGGCGAGCAACTGCCCCCGCGTCGCCACCACCACTTCCACTTTCGGGGCGCCTTTTCAATGATGGGGATAAAGGAAGGTGCTGTCGCCGTTAAGCCTTTTCTCTCTATTTGCTTTCGGGGCGCCTTTTCAATGATGGGGATGATAGGGGGGTTTATTAATCCCATTGCGCGAACTCTGGTGCGTATGAGGGGTGGCATCATACTGATATGACGAATAGGCTGAATATCACTTGGGCATTTTTGTGCGAAATGTCCTCTATCTCCACACTTAAAACAACAATCGTGTGCGCCCCGAATTTCATTCTCTAATAGCTGTATTTGAGATCCAGTTAGATCAACAGATGAATATGTGCCCCCACGGACTTTATCAATTCCATACTTGGCCATATATTCTTTTGTGATTTTGTCCTCTTCAAATGAAGAAACATTTTCTTTCACTGATAGAATGGAAATGGGCTTGTATTTGTTTGTCCAGGCAGAACCAGTTCCATTAAGATGTTGCTCATATCTATGAATAATATTTGCACTCTTGCCCACATAATACCTCCCACTTTTAAGACTAAGAACATATATATTCGTTAACATTTTGTAATATAATATTATATATATCATAATATCAATTTTATTTTTCAAGCAGTGTCGGGCTATCCAATACCTCAATGATAAACTTCGGATGACATATTTGTGTTCGTTAGTGGAAAAAATTGAAACATATTGAAACATATTTGTCGTTAATATATGATACTAGCGACAAATGTCTACAAACGTCTATGTCCTTCGTTGTGAAGGTGGAAAGAGATATGTTGGAAAGGCTGCAGATATTCAAAAGAGATTTCAAGAACATAAGAATGGAAGTGGCTCTGCTTGGACAAATAAGTATAAACCGCTTATTATTGAGCAGATTTATAATAGTGTAAGCCCATTTGAAGAAGATAAAATTACAAAGGAAACAATGGCTAAATATGGGATAAATAATGTTCGTGGGGGCACATATTGTTCTATAAAACTGAGTAATATTCAAAGGAGGTCTTTAGAAAAGGAAATTAGGGGTGCTCAAGATTGCTGTTTAATCTGTGGAGACAATACTCACTTTGCTAAAGAATGTAATAATAGGCAAGATGGTGATGGGAGTATAGGTGAAGACGAAGAACACGACGATGAGGATGACAATGATGATGACAATGAAGAGGATGATGATGAGGATGACGAGGATGATGAGGATGACGATGATGATGACGAGGATGATAGCGATGATGAAGATGGCTATTATAGTGATTGAAATACATACAAATCTAAAGTGCTCATTCGGACCCCCTTCAAAAATATACCCCCCAAATAGTAACAAATGCCCAACAAAACCCGCAAAGTATACTATCCTAAAAAGTATTATAGTGGGCTGACAAATAAAAACAAGACGCTGAGGAAACGGGAAATAAGAAAGTATGGCTCACTATCTTGGAAAAACCCGGGCGCGTACAAGGGATTTAAAACGGATATTGGCGTAAAAACGAAAAGTTCCAGTTATACGGGCCGGTGGAAATCCAAGTTTCCAGGAGCAACTTCATTGGAACAGAAATCGGAAGTCACCGGTGTCCCATTGAAATACATTAAACAATCGTATAATCGCGGCATGGCTGCCTGGAGAACTGGTCATCGCCCAGGTGCAACGGAACAACAATGGGGCTACGCGCGAGTACATTCCTTTTTACTTTGTGGAAAAACGTATCACACGACCGATTCCGATATCGTAAAGGACGCCATGGCACACTCTAAGGCTGCTAAGAATTGGTGGGCAAAGTGCCCTTTTTAGAAAAAGGATTATTTTTGGGCCCTTTTTTCTAAAAAGGGCAGGCATTTAATCCTCAAACAACGGGTTCGCGAGCCCATTCTCGAACCTCAGCCAGTTGATCCCGAGGCAAAACACCTTCACTTCCCATAGCGACGAATCAGTCCCCACAGGCGGCTGAACCTCCAGCGTGAGCCTCAATGAGTTCGCGCGACTGGCATTGATCGACCCCGTCGGGTCATGCTCCCCAGGCCTCTCCGCGAAGGAAATCCCATAGATATAGTTCGAGAAGGCCGCGTAGCCCCCTGCATGCTTCGACGCAATATGGTGTCTGAAATACTGCTCGTCCGCCTCTATGAGAGTGATGCCATTCACCTGGATTTTCGCCGACACCAGGAGCGGCCTCAGCACGCTCTGCGCCGTCCAATCCTTCTCCAAAGTCCCGCCATAGTTCGTCCACTCATTGTTGAGCGCCACGTCCTTGCGCCGAATAAACCACAGGATCTCTTCCACAGGATGATTGGCCTCCAAAGGGAGCTGGATCGTGATCTTATCCGACTGCGACCGAACGCTGTATTTGAGCGGCTCATCGAAGTAAAAGGTCTGTAGTTCCCTATAGATCATCTCATACGGCTTCCGCAACATCGTCGCCCTCAGTTCGCCGTCCAGGATCGCGCCATGAGTGACGAGAGCCACGCTCTCCAGCGAGGGAATGACGGCCTGGCTGGTGGCGACAAACGGCACCGAATGCCGATCGAGGAATGTGGTAGTGGTCCCCAGAGGGACCGACGTGCATGCATCCTTGTAGCCCCTCATCTGCCGAACGATCTCCGAGAAGGGCCGGAGCGTGATATTAATGCGACAGAGGCCCTCCTTCACTGATATGAGAGGGAAAGCCTCCTGATACCGGACCCGCCCGAAGAAAAAGCTGAGCGGGCAGTTAATGACCCCATTCTCCGTCGGATAGGGTCTGGGCGCCGTCAGCCCAGTGAGGGCGGGGACGGATAGGCGGCCGAGGTGGTCATAGGCGATCCCGAATTGCGTATTGTAATCGGGGAAGAGCAGGGCAGCCACCGAAATGAAGTCGCCGTCAATGGTCTCCAGCGTCTTCCCGTCGACCTCGAGCTCGGCCTTGGCAATAATGGCGGTACCGAGAGAATTCGCGTATTCCCATGCGGTGCTGACGTCCTGATAGGTGATATCGCCGGCATCCAGCCGTAGGAGGGTCGAGGCGTCCAGCCAGTGCCGCAGCTTGATCTGGAGAACCGCGTCGAATATGAGATCCCCGCACTGGATGGAGCCGATGTCAAAGGTGAAACGCTGGCCGAAGGCCGCCGGACCACGAAATAAGAGGGTCTGTATTTGGGGCGAGAAGGGTATGGTGGTCCTCTTCCCGTCCCTCGAGAACCACGTCGTGGTCGTGTCTAGCGGATACATGTCGTTTTCTTGGGCATCCCGGTCAGTCAGATCGAGGAGGGTTGTAATCGTCCCTAGACCGCGCTTACTCATCTAATGTAATAATGCCAATATATGCTTAGATGGTCCGGTGCGAAAAGAGCGTCTTCGTCACGCTGTGCGATGAAAAATACTACCCGAAGGCCCTCATGACAATAGACGATCTGCGGCACAGGGGTAGATGGTACGGGCACATCGTGCTGATCTGCGTCGACTTCGAGCCTTCGGCGAAGGTCATGGCCGAGTATAGCGTCGTCGTTAGGCGCGTCAAACACATCAACACCGACGGGCTGGTTGGGGAGCTGAAGGCGAACCCTATTCGGCCCCAGGCCGACAATCGTCACTTCGGGAAACTCTATCAGTGGGACAAGTTCCATGTGTTCGACGACTTCTTTCGGGCCTGGGGGCGCGTGGTCTTCTTGGACGCCGGCATGCGCTGCTTCAACTCCGTCGCGCCTCTTCTCGATCTCCCCTATGAGGGCCGCCTGCTAGCCCCTGACGATAGCGACCCCTATGACAATGGCAACCGATTCAAGGTCCAGCTCGATCTGTTGGCAAATCCGGCGGTGACCAAGCGAGTCCTGGATGATTTCTCGCCGGCCATTCTGGGCGCCCGCTATTTCCTGAACTGCATGTTCGTCTATGATACGGCCCTGCAGTCGCAAGTTTCTTTCAAAGAAATGGAGACTGCAATGAATATGTATCCGATTTGTATGTGTAATGAAATGGGTATCATGAACCTGCTATTTACGTTCAAGCTGAACGTGTGGACACCGCTGCCACAGAGGGCCCTAGACAAATACCTTTTTGGCTGGTCCGAGACGAATTACCACGAAAAACCTACATGGCGGGACTTTTGTTTCGTGAAATATCCGGTGGGCAGTCCTAGTTCGAATATTTGAGATATCCGCGCCCACCTTCAATGAGGAACATGGTCCAGGTCTCCACGATCGTCGTCATTTCAACGACCTGTGTCACGAAAGGCTGTCCCGCATCCGGGCTCCTCAGGTTGATCAGAATATTCGGTTTATCGGCCGTCGTGAAGTTGATGGATCCCTGTGGGACATCTAGCCGCTTTTGCCCCGTGTCGAGATCCCAGTTCATTTCCCCTATAGAAAATCCCGGATCGCGCTCCTCCTTCGAGAAAGGCACTAGCGACCCCCACACGAGTGGCGTGAAGAGGCTCTCGCGATCTCGCCCAGCAATAATGAGCGACAGGCTCGTATAATAGGGGTTGCCTTCAGGGCTGGCCGTCGCCCAGCGCCGGTTGCGCTTGAGATCATCCCGCGTCCTTAGAAACCAGAATATTCGGCTTGCAGGGTGGGCCGCCGTCAGATCCCGCGTGAAGGTGCTGCCGGCCCCCTTGTAGTCCAGCCCCCCGAAAGTGGTCTCGTTCTCGTACATGACGGAATAGGGTATTTCGTGCGTCATGGTCTCCAGGCGGCTCCTCGACGTGGCCTCGAAATACGTGTGGCGCGTCTCCAATGTGAGGGTCGGAGCGGCGATGGCCTCTCTGGCCAAGGGCTGAATCGTGTATACAGGACCCCCGTCAGCCGGCGTCACTTGGAAGACCGGCTCAGTCCATGGCGCCGGACCGACGACGCTCTGATCGGAGCACTCGATACACTCCTCCAGGGGTCTCAGGAACACCTTCAGTCGGAAGGTCTGCTGCCGCATCCCAACCGACGGGATACCTCTCGATCCACCGAGCATTGGGAGGTTGAGGCGAAGACGACCGGGCGTGGCCTGTCTGGAGAGGTCCGAGGCGGATCCTGCAGGATCCTTCATCCCTGTAATTGCCTGATCCAGCCAGGCGGAATTCAGAGTTCCTCGGGAGAGGCGGGAACCCCAAAGTGCGTCTCCTGAAAATTCCTGGAGGAGAATTTTATCCTGGAAAATTTGGATCTTGGAAAACAGGAAATATCCGATCCCCCTCGTATATCCATAGGCCCTCCCAGAGGGCGTGGTGATCGTGGCCGACCCTGTTAAATTCATCTCCGTCTCGTTCGGGGGAAGCCAGCTGGGAAGATCGATCAGGAGCGCCGTCTCGCCGAAAACGTCGCCGGCAATGTCGAATTCGAATTCACACACTCTCCCGAAATTCGGGGCGTTGATTGGAGTTGTTCGGCGAAGTTCATTTACAAAACCCGGCCGGCGGCTATATCTCGTTTCAAAAGGGTTTACGGAATCGGCAATGGTTTTTCCGAAAAAATAGTTGTCCTTATTTCCTCTGGCAATTATTTCCATAAGAGCGCCATCGGATAAATTCCCCGAGCGCTCCGAAGCCATCCTGTCAAAGGTTTAGGGAATACTATAGGGACTATTGTGCGCGTAGGATGAGCACGGCGGTCTCGGACTTTTTCACAGGTAGGGTAATGTCCGCCACGCGCTGATGACGGGGGATCAGCACCTTTTCGTGGATCGGTAGGCCATACTTGACCCAATTTGAAATGATCGCCTGGACCTCCTTCTGGCCAGTGTCGAGGCTACATATACCGACCTCTTCCAGCTTCTTCAGAATGCGAATACCCTCTGCAAGGCGCTCGGCCTTCGTCTTGATGTCTGAGGTGTCCATACTATAAGATGGGTTCGGGGCTGAATTTTAGGCGGTTAGGCACCAGCGTTTAGGGGGGTCGCTTTGTTCTACAGGCGGTGGCCCAGGCTTTGTCGCATGCTTTGCCAAATTAAATAGGCGGGCGAACACACTCGTTTTGGGCAACTTTTCCTTTAGCTTGAGTGCAGTCGGTGTCGGTTCAGGCGGCTTGGCTAGTTGCCTGAGTGGAAGGGGGAAGTTTCTATATTGCGCAATAGGTTGCCACTTCATTCTATTTTTATGGGGCCATGTATTGTGCGCTAAATTTTTGTTCATCTAACCGGCCCCGCCGTTTAGAGAATGCCATGTGCATGTAAACTTCCGATGGAAATATACCCCGACGCGGTTGAATGGGGGCCCCTCCTTTGGACCCTCCTACACGGCATCGCGGAGAAGTCGGGGAAGCCCGTGGCCAACCTATATGCCGAAGAGGAGCGCCAACTCTGGCTCACGTTTTTCAAGCAGACGGCCGACATCATTCCGTGCTCGGCGTGTAAGGAGCATTTCGAGACATATTTGAAACAGCACCCTATAGACGCCCTAAAACATATGGATCTCCGGGATATTCATGCCTGGATTCGGACGTGGTTCTGGGAGGTTCACGAGTGGGTGAACGACACTCTGAAGAAGCCGAGTTTTCCCATAGCGGACCTAGAGGCCACATACCGATCCGTGAATTTGCGAACGACAATGCGACAATTCGAGATGCCGATGAAGAAGGCCATCCAAATTTCGGGAAATCAATACAAAAAATTGGTCGAATGGAAGTCGAAATATTTTCGGCTCTTGTCCCTTTACGGCGTTTGACAGGGGCAAGAAAACCTATGTATATAAATATTGTAGCCCTTTTCGACGTAAAGCATCGTTTTGCCCGTCTCAACGTTTTCAGGTATATCAACATCTGATACCATTGAGCCACCCTCCGCCAAATCAGCCCATTCAACTTTCAGCTGTTCGATATGCCTTTCCACGACGGCCTTTGTTGCCTCTTCATAGGTCGCGTATGCGACAGGATATGGCTCACCACATTCAATAACGATATACATTTTGGTTATCATGTAGGGGGTTGGCTCAAATTCAATTTTATTTGTCTTGTAAACGTAAGAGGGATGGGGACAAGAAGGAGACAAAGGCTGTCAAGGCTGTCAAGGCAGCCAAAGCAGCCAAAGCAGCCAAAGCAGCCAAAGCAGCCAAAGCAGCCAAAGCAGCCAAAGCAGCCAAAGCGATCTAAGAGGCATCGTGGCGGCGGCAGCTTTGAGGGCCTTTCATTCCCTAATAACGCCCTGGCCGTATCATTCAATGGGACCAAAGTAAATGGCTCGCAACTCGACAGATCCGTGACAGCCGTTAAACCCGAAATCACTCTTTCGACAATTAGTGCGCCCTTCTGCACTCTAATATGTTTCGACCCAGATGCCGTCGCTAAATCGTGGATCCACCTTTTCAAGGCGAATTGCTCGAATTGCGTGACCATGACAGGCGACGACAAGTTTGAGTGGGCCCCTCCCTCGCCTCCTAGTGGCGTACATCGGTATATCTTTGCCCTCTTCACCCACCCCTATCCTCTGATTGATTTCCCGAAAGAGCGCGGATACTTTGACGTTGTAGCCTACGTTGATAAAAATGGTCTGAAACCTCATTCGGCCGTGTATATGAAGAGCGCATAGACCCCCCCTAATTTTCGGAATAAAATTGAAACTGCCTGGTCTCTAGTGGACCCCTAACCATGGTCAACGTCGAGGATGTCGCAAAGCTCTATACGGCGAACACAATCGACGAGAATGACGCCTGCGCCAAGATAAAAGAGGGTGTCTTCAATCAGGCGCTCCAGATTCCCGACGAGTTTCTGAACCACCCTGAACACGGCGCACAATGGGAGAGGGTTCGCTCGGAGATGAACGACCTTATCGGCATCTTGGCCGAGAGGACGGGCATCGGGGCCTGGACGCGGGTCACTTCAGAGCCCATGGGAGGTCGCGGGTACAACTACGACGCCCTGTTTCGGTATTTCAAAGGTGACACGGCGGTGGGCGAAGTGAAAGTGGAATACAAGTGCGGGGCGAAAACCATACGACACCTCCCGCAGATCCTCTCCCTCCAGGCGAAGAGCTTTCGCGCATTCGAGAGGACCTATGACGAGTGGTATTATACGGAATACATTGACCTGTATCTGGCCACCGATCTGGGCATCACGGAGCCGAAGCCGGCCCTTGCCGAGTATCTCGCTGCCGTCACGAATACAGCCTATCACGTCACGCCGTTCTTCAAACAACTGAAAGAGCGAGAGGATGTGAACAAGGTCGAGAAGAACGGGGTCGTGAACGCCTCTATTCGCGAATACTTGGTGCAGCACGCGGCCTCTCTCAACTTGGAAATGATCTGTAAAAAAATCCAGGAGACCCAGGAGGGCAAGCAGTTTGTCATGTGGTCCGAGGGAAACTTCTACGTCGACGCCCTGAAGCCGTCCGATCTGGCGATCAAGCGGGTCGGGTCGGTCAGGAATGGGAATGTGCTGGAAGTGTTCTCGGAAACGGCTAGGTATGACATGCTCCTCCGCTGGAGAAATCACAAAGGCATTCTCAATCCGGCGTGGCAAATCAGCTGTAAACGTGTGGCGCCAGTTAGTGCTTAGCGACAGGGGTTGCCGTCGCCGTCCGTAGGAAGATCCAAGTCAATCCACGAGTTGGCGTAGTCCATATTTGCATTGACACCCCTCACCGAAGTTGCATCGACGAACATCACCATTTTTTCCTGCTGTGTCATCGGGATATGCTTGTAACAACACAGAAATAGCGATGTGATCAGAGTATCTGAGGCATCGCCGTTCCTTACACAGGTCTTAATAAGTTCCGTGGCAATCGTGCACTCGACTTTCGTGACATTCGCGACTTTCGTTTCACTCATCCTTCCTATACAAAAGGTCGTGGGTGTTTCAAATTTTGTACAGGTTATACAAAAAATTGAAGTATCTACACCCTTATAATAGGTATCACAATGACATCTATTGTTCAAAACAAGGCATCGAGCAGTAATACCGATAAAGAGGAGATGATGCTCGTCCGCCGTCAACTGAGAGACTCTGTAGAGGCGGATCTTAAGAGCATGGATACAGGCCCAGACAAGCTGGCCACCAAAATCCGCTGTAGTCAGCTAAAGCACGCTTGTAGCGCGAGACTCATCTATACCTGCTGGACATCGGTGCCTAATACTGGGAGCAGTTCGATATCTGGCAGCCTCTTACACGAACTATATCCACAGAGCATCGAAGAGGCGGATGAAATGGTCAGGCAACTCGAGAAATCACGTATTGCATCCAGCGCCACCGGCGCCAACTATACATATCGATATATACACATCCATAATGAACCCCATTACTGGGATAGGGTTTGCTAAGAGGGGTCTCGGGTACGGGGTTTGCAGGGGGAAATTCGCACCTTTTGTGACAAAATTTGAAGGCAGTTTTTTCATGCCCCCCAGACTAGAAATGGCAGAACACGTATGTGAAACATGCGGAATGGCCTTTACGCGCCCCGCTGGTCTCCAGAGGCATAAGGGTAGGAAGGTTCCGTGTAAGGTTCCTGCCGAGTTGATCCAGAACCACTTGATGACCGCATTTCAAGAGGCTGGTGTGGGGCATCTGTCCGTGCCGACGACGGATTTTCGCGACATATCCCGGCGGTTCAATGCGTCGTTGGCGAAGGACGTGCGCCTCGAGCAGGGGATCTTCTTCACGCCGTTGAAGGCGCGGGACATTCTCTTTCAGCGACTGGCCGAGCTCGGCGTGGAGCCCAAGAGGATCCTGGAGCCGTCATTTGGCTCGGGGGAGTTCCTTTTGGACGCGATGCGCCTGTACCCGGGGGCGACCATTTGTGGGGTCGAGAAGAATGCGGAACTCTATAGGGCGGTGGTTGACCAGAAGCTCGGGATGGAACTCAGCTGTGGCGATTTCATGGAGTGGGACGGGGCGCCCGCCGACCTTATTATCGGCAACCCGCCGTATTTCGTGCTCAAAGCGACGACGACGCTGGCAAAGGAGTGTATGACGGGGCGGGCCAATATCTACGTCGCATTTCTGTACAAATGCCTGAAGCAGCATCTGGCAAAGGACGGATATTTGGCATTCGTCATCCCGACGTCGCTGTTTAACTGCTCCTATTATCAGCCTATGCGCGACTATATTATCGAACACACCACGATTCATTGTCTCGAGGTGCTGAACAAGCCTGGGTTCTTTGAGACGGGCCAGGAGACGATGTTGATGGTGCTTCAGAACAACAAGCAGCATGACAACTTCGTGTTCAGGGCCCCGAATGGCCTCGCGTATCTATCGCCTTACTATAAGGAACTAGATGCGCTCATCAAGGATCGCAAGACGTTGAAGGAGCTCGGCTTCGGTGTCAAGACGGGCAATGTGGTCTGGAATCAGGTGAAGGAGAATCTGTCCGACGAGCCAGGCAAACTCCTCGTTTATTCGAGCAATTTGGTGGGTGGGGAGCTTGTCGTAGGTCTCAAGGGCGGCGAGCGGAAACAATACGTGAAGGATCTGAAGAAGCCTACGATCACTGGGCCGGTTATTCTCGTGGATCGTGGATATGGAAATACCTTCAAGTTTAATGCAGTGCTTGTTACGGAGAAGGATTTCTATGCGGAGAACCACGTGAATGTGATTTATCCGTTGTCTGGTGGCTCGGCTGAAACACTGGAGCGCGTTATGGCGAGCTTCAGTGATCCTCGGACGGCCGAATTTGTAAAGTTGTTCGTGGGTAATGGGACGCTTTCATCTAGCGATATTGCTACGAATTTGCCTATTTATTAGCGGGCTTGGCGGGCTTGGCGGGCATAGCATTCTGGAACCCCTGCATGCCAGAGGTCATCTTCCACACGGCCTTGTGGGTGAAATACCAGACGGCAGAGAGCAGAACGCCGTGGACAACCGCGACAGTCAGCTTCGAGCCACCCTTGGGTAGGGTTACAAGCACACCAGGTGTAAACGCCACGAAAAGGGCTACGAGGTAGAGGGACATGAGGAGATTCATTTGTATATTGGATGGTTAGATATTTTTGAGGGGGGTTAAGTAGATGGACTGGTCGCCACTACCGCCAGCCCCAAATCAAGGGCCGAATAAAACGCGCAAGCGACCTCTGAATAGTAGGAATAGGGGTGACAATTTACCTAAAACAAAACGGGCGCGCAATAGTAGGGTCGGTTTTTCCAACGAGGTGAGGGTCAGGCATTATGAACCAAATGGGCCTGGCTTCAGACCATATCCCAAATCGGAATCAAGAGGTTCTCGACCTCTTATACCCAATACACATAACAATCGTAAGCAGAATATGGCTAGAGCGAGCTACATAGTAACTAAAGCAATCGAAGATAACCCGATAGAGTCAATAGAAAATTCCGGGCACGTCTTGAATGCAAGGATTTCACAAGTTCATACAGAAATGAAAAATACATTTTATCCACATATAATGAAAAAGGCTATCACGGAAATACGGCGTAAATTTCGACAAGAAAGAAATGATATGGTGGAAGCCAACTAAGCCCAGTCTTTGTTCTCTAGAAGGGCCATAAATCGAGCCTTGAGTGACTGCTTCATGCCCTCGTCGATTGACCCAATGAGCTTGATGACTTTCGCCGAATACGATAGATCGATCACGGAATAGCTATTAGGCTGCTTGTCATCCACATAGAACCCGTCGCTAGCCGTATGGAGCTTAGTGAGGAAGAGGAAATGGTTCTCGGCAGCCTCCCTGTCAGCCACGACTTTGCTCCCAAGGAGCGCGCCACTGGTGCCATAAATCGCGATTTCGTACTTGCTGATCATTGTATGATCTATAACTACGAATTATACTTCAATTTTTTTACTAAACTAGAGCTCATATATGAGACTCTCCTCGATGACATCCGTCTTCACTTCCATGTACCACGCCTGCGAGTCATTGACACCATAGGTGATAATATAGCCGGTCTGATCCAGCGACGGGCACATCCCTGCAACATACTGGATAGGATCATCGGACATGGTGAAAATTCGCGACATGCGGCACGGCTTGAGATCCTTTCCGATCGTGATAAACCGGTGATAGTATTTCCGCCCCCTATCCCCCGAATAGGATGAAAAGTGAGCGACCAGGATCATGTATTCGAAAGGTTGCTTTGACGACGACCACGTCACGGGGGGGGCGCTCCCACGAAGCCCATCGAAGGTGTATTTCTCGGGCACCCAGTCGATCAGGCACTTCCCCTTCATCGTGTAGACCACGAACGGGTTGATGCGGTAGATATAGCACTCCTCGTCATTCCAAGAGAACGGCAGCCAGTTCTTCTGGCACTGATTTTCCTCCGACTTCACGGGGGCGAGGAGCGGCTTCATGCGCAAGAGGGCCTTCGACTTGATGTCAAAGTCGATGCGAATTATCTTGTTTATGCCGTCTGGGGTGAATTGCCGCGATGTCCCGACAATACTGGACTTATTCAGCCAACGACAATCCTCAATTCCGTGGATATTTGTTCCGTGGTTTATAATATACTTGGAGGGGATTTTGAATTCAATCGGGGCGAAATTATCCGTGACGACCTGGAAGTTGCGATCGAATTCGGCAATTATGTTGCGCGTACAAATTATCCCGTCGAGCGTCCTATAGGTGTATTTCACTGCATCATTCGTCTCGTAATTCGAATACCGAATACACACGAGGTACCTATCGCCGTGGTTTCGAATGCTGGGATTGTATCCCCTCCATAGCCCATCCTTCAGAAACGAGAGGTGCTCGCTACTGACCGCCAGGGGCTTCTTTGACACGCAGGGTATGCGCCACTTGTACCAGCCATATAGCTCCGCGAACCGGTTGCGCTCGTTGAATGAGAATTCCGGGCTAATAGTGAGCCGATCCAGGTGATATTGGCCCGCCGACTGCCTCCCATTATAGAAAGAGAGAATGCCCAGTTCCTCCCATACCTGATACTTCATGTCGCGATGGTTGACGAAGAGGATGTCATTGTTTACGACCGGCTTGTAGACCTTCTTCCCCTCCAGTGTCTCCCCGAATTGGAGCAGGAACAGCTTCTCAAGATAGATGGTGGCGATAAAGGCGTGGTTGGGGATACCGCGATAATAGGATATCAGGCGGAGCGCGGCCTCCGTGCGATGCTGGCGTACTTGCCAGGCCTTCAGCCACTCGGCAATGGCCTCTTGCTGTCGCCCGAGGCTTTGGAGGCAATCGCCCTTGTACAAATGGGAGATGTAGATCTCCTCCTCCCAGCCCCCTAGCTCAATGCGGCGACTGAGCGACTTGACGGCATCGGCCTGGCGGCCCAGGGACATATAGGTCTGTCCGAGATAGAAATGCGTGCGGACATTGTTCGGATCCGTCAGAAGATCCTTCTCCAATAGGGCCGCGTCGCGGGTGAACTTATCCGCCTTACAGCCGCCGTCCCCGATATCCGTCAAGATGGGTGTCTCGACCGAGTGTGAGCCTTTCCCGCTCGTAGTCTCCCAGTATTCGTGCGTGGAGCCGACCGAACGCCATGGCTCCGACGCTCTGACAAGACGGGTGTTCTTGTAGATCAGGCTTCCGTTCCGCTGGGGTAGCTGGACACCGGCCACGGAGAGAGGGAGAGATGCCAACATGGCGTGGAGACCGCTCTCTTCCGATAGTAACATGTCCGCGTCCAGAAGAAACCCCCATGTGGCGGCGGCGTCTAAGCCACTCTCGGTCTTGACCCAGTCTTGAAGACACTCGAAGCTCTTGGTGCGACTTTTGCCGAAATTCTCCCAGGCATATTCATATACCTTTCCAGGCAGATTGAACTCGTTTAGGATGGATCTCGTTAATGCGACAGTCGTGTCCGTGCTGCCGGTATCACATAATACGACCGCGTCGATCCAGCCACGGACCGAGGACAATAGGCGCCGTATGTTCTTTTCCTCGTTTTTGACCATCGTGAGAAGAACAATATGTTGTTTTACGGCAGCCATTTATCATATCAAAATATGTATTTTCGGATAAAAGAGCGCGAAGCGTAGCGACCGAAGCGTAGCGACCGAAGCGTAGCTTCGCGCCCGGACAGCTCATTTGGTTTCGCGCGTCATAACAGAATGGCAACACTCGATACGAGTATACTTCAAATTCGGAATGTGTTTGCAAGAACTCCCACAAATGGATTTATCCCATCCTCGTTCATATTGATATCGAACGGCGACGGCTCCACTCATTGGAATTCGGTGAGTTCCATTATAGAAGTCTCCTCATTCAAAACCATCCAAGGGAACACTCCATCGACCTTCTCTGCCGACCTGTATAATTCGCTCCTCCAAGTAAGCACTACCGGCGTTAAAGGCACTCTGGAATCCTACGTCGATGGCTCAGTACTGATGCTCAGCAATTACATCCCGCCCATCGCCGTCTCGATAGGCTCCGTGCCTGCAGTAACCTTGGGCGCAGCCTCCAATGTCCCCAATGCCGAGATCTTAACCCCCGTATCAGGCCAATCCACTCTGAAATTCATCGGCGTCGGGGACATCACTCTCTCCACTATCACGTCACAGAACGCCACATTTATCTCCATTAGCTCCTACACCGCCGTAGGCTATTCCACAATAAGCGGCGAGACCTTCCAGTGGCGCCCCACCCTATACAGCACACTCTCAACTGCCTACGGCAGGCCCAGCTTCATAAGCTCCGTGCCCTTTGCAACCGGACTAAATGCCTGGAATTGGGGCTCCAATCTACCCCTCTCAACCGGCACAGGGGGTCGCGACATGTATTTCAGCTCCATCACCTTCCAAATGAATAATATCCTCCCCTATATCGACACCTCGCGCACATCCAGTACACGCATCTTCGTGGATTATTCGCCCACGCTCCTATTCTCGACCATGACACGGGGTAGTGGCGAGGGGCTGATAAAGGAAGTCTCCACATTCATACAGGTCCAGAGCCCCTCTCTCCAGCCGCCCCGCATATTCCCGGAAAGCGTCATAACAGGCTATCTCACGAGCCAGCAATCGCAGACTTCCGGGGGCGACTCGAATTATTACACGACGCCCACGCGTCTTGAAATAAACCCCTACTCATCCTTCTTGGCCAATTACGCCGCCAACAACAGCAATACGCTCAATTTCACGATATATCACCGATTTGTGAATGCCGACGTGACGGATGCGACGACTCAGTCCGGTTTCAGTACAACCCCCTTCATCACAAATCTGACGTCCCAGAAGGGCGGGCTATACATACAGCTCATCAATCAGGGGCCATTGGCATCGTAATTTGCTCCCGCTTCAGAAGCTCATACACCCAGGGCTCGACGGACCCTCGAACGATGGCGGTGGGGCGATATGGAAAGGGGGACAAATACACGGCATTGGGCCAGGCGCCCTTTCGGATCCAGGCAAGATGATGCTCACCCCGCTCTTCAGTCCACTTCCAGAATTCCGTCTGCCCGAGCCCATTTTCGGCAATATTCTGGGTCAATTCGACTTCCCGTCGCTTAGATGGGGTCGAGGTAGCCTTGGGTGCCATGAGCTCCAGAATGCCCACGATATGTTCATACCATTTCATACACGCCTCCGTTTTCCAGAGGGTTGCTTGAAATACGAACCCATATTGATCAGCCACAGGGTCCAGGCGCGCCCATCGGTCACCCTTTGCCTTGGGTCCAGGGCACGGCATCAATCGCACAGAGGCGCATTGGGAGTCCCCGTCCATTGCGCCGAAAGCCTCTTCGATTGCCACTCGATCACACGCCATTTCCAGAATAAAATCCTCCTGGAGGGGGAGGCAATACTTATAGGTGGCTTGGAGAGCCCTCAAGGCCTCCAGGCGACTTTCCAGAAAGCCGGTCGCGCTGAGCGGGAGTTCAAGCAGCCTTACGCCGAACTTTTTCGACATTTCTTGGCATATTGCTGCCGTAGGTATTTCCGTCGCAAATACGACATCCCAGGTGAGGTCGGGTGCGTAGCGCCGAAGCATCGTGAAAAAAAGGGGGAGAATGAAATAATACTTGGGGGTTGAATTCACGAGTATTACACAATCCCGCCGATCCATGGATTTTATAGGTGTGATTTGCTTAGATGCCTACCGACCGGTCTAAATGGAGTCAACCTATATACTATAGTATGATTGCTAAACATCCAAAAACAGGAAAGGATGTGCGCCTTCTAAAGGCCGAGGGTTCTATATGGAAAAACTCCAAAACCCTCGTCTGGGTCGATGCCAACACGCCTATCGGGCCCCAATGGGATCGCTGGGACATTGGCGCTGCAGGGTGCAAGGCTTGGAATGAATGTACTCTAAGAGGGATGGAGGTGAGCGTGATGGTTCTGACGGAGGCCATGTGGGAAGCTATTGCCTGGTTGGAATCCGGCGCATGGAAACTATGTAAGATGGTGGCAGTTTCGAGCGCCCTACTCGACCTCATTAGCGTTGAGCGCCTCGCCGACCTCGGAATTACCAATCTGATCTGCCTGGATGAAATGGCGAATATCTACCCCTATTTAACGACGCCCTGGGACGGGACCGAGGCGGATGCGCGCACCCTTGTGGCCATCGTCCTCCACTATACGTCGACGCTCCCCGTTCAATCTACTCGCGACACTGCCCCCTTTGGCCTCGTCGCTAAAGCCACCCTGACCGAGCCCCCTAAATGCGTGCTCATTACACAATACTACAAGTCGCCCGTGCCCAAGCGGGCCAAGGAGATCGATAGGTGCCTTCAAAAGAACGTGGCCAATAAATATATCGATCAGATCATTCTCTTGACCGAGCGAACGCAGGAAGTGCCTATAAGCAATAAGGTCAAGCAACATGTCATCGGCCAGCGCCTCCGCTTCAACATTGCCGTGAAATGGATATACGATCACGTCGACCCCGATACGCACGTCATTATCGCGAATTCCGACATCTATATGGATGATAGCACAAGGGTCCTCTGGTCTATCAACATGTCGAATGTATTCTTTTCGCTGCTGCGCTGGGATGATGGCGAGGACGACGCCAGTCCTCCTAAGATGTTCGGGCCGAGATCCGACAGCCAGGATACGTGGATCGTCTCCGCAAAATCCGTAAAGGAGCGTGTCTGGGACTGGTCAACACTCGATTTCCCTTTTGGCCAGGGCGGGTGCGACAACGCATTCACAATCGAAATGTTTCGCCAGAAGTTTCTTGTTGTAAATCCATCCATGAACCTTATCACCCATCATGTTCATAACTCGGGTGTCCGTAATTATGATCCAAAAGACATTGTTGAGAAACCCGTTTTGATGTATGTTCATCCATCGGGCGTTCATGATCTTCGTCCTATTTTATCAATCGACGAAAAACCGGTGAAAACTTTCGAAATCGAGGCAATCCCTATGAATTTGTGCGGATCCTATACGGATACCCAATATGCCACATTCCAAAAGATGCTGTCGAAGAAGGGGGGCCCTGTTGCCTCGGTACCAGCATACAAGGTCCCCATCTACGAGTTCTCCAACGTATTACAGACGGCGCAGGGTCTCCTCCACACGCATTCCAGCATTATTATCGGCAAGACCAGTAAATCGCATGAGCTGTGGTCGGCGGCGGAACTCAGTGTCACGGCCCCCTGTATAGCGACCGAGCTAGCCCTCGTTGCCCATTTATCCGATGAAAATGCAAAGAACCCTGTCAAATATCTGTACCACTATCTCGGCAAAATTCTGGCCATGCGCCAAATCACGGGGGGTTCAGGAGAGTGGCTTGCCTCTAATAGCGAGGGGATCGTGGAGGCGCTCCAGATGTTTTCATGGGGCAAGGAGGAAATGCCCCTGATTTCCAGAAATACCCACCATGAAACGTGGTGTAAGAAGGCATATACGTGGCTCCCACAGGACAGCGATAAGATTACGAAGCCAGAGGTGGCGGCTCTGAGATCCATGCTGAAAGACGGATGGTCTTCGAGCACGGGGGCGAAACGCCTGGTATGTATGATAGACGCGAGTTGGGTCACGGAGGATTTCGCCGATATGATTGAGAAGGCTATGGCAGTCTCGTATATATACCCGTCCACGTCGATATCGGCTGCCGTGGCAATTCTACAGGGCGCGTCGGATGTCGTCGTGGTCGGTAAGGGCGGTGTGGCTGCCTGGGGTTTAATGTGGGCCCTACCTCTTGGCGCGAATGTCCACGAAATCCAGTCGGAAATGGAGCCGAGTTTGGATCTCTATTCGTTCTGCATGGCGGCCGATCTGAAGCATCTTCTCCACATCGTTCCCAGGTCGCAGCCGAACAAGGCGGACATGACGGCGTGTATTACAAAGATCTGTTTGCCCCGTATCCGCGTGCCCTCCAAAGATACGCGGGGGTTTTTCGCCCATTCGGGTGATTCATTCCGAGAGATGGTTGAAATCTGGGCCTCCAGGGGCTACGTATTGCGACAGGAATGCCGAGACCTCTGTAACATATGGCTGGACAATGTGCTACTATACGACCGCCCGACCTTTGAGTGGCTGAACGCCTCGCCACCAGAGGAGCAGAAATACGATAGGATTTTGCTGGGAAATCCCTTTGATCGTCGGGCGGGGGCGGTGGCGTGGTCTTTCTGGCCAAGGCGGCCGCGCTTTGTAGAGGAGCTCGTGGCTAAAGGGGCGCACAAGTCGACATATGATGAGCGCCCCAAGGGGATCGTGTTTTATGGCAGATCCGAGAACAATGTTCAGCTACGTAGGAGGACTGCACAGGATTGGTCTGAAATGTGTTCTGGTCCGAGCGATGAATATGTTCACATCGAGGGCCTGAAGCCGTATCCGTTCGATCAGATGGGGTATTTACAGCGACTGGCTCTGGCCAAATGGGGGCTCTGTTTGCCCGGATATGGCAATAAGTGCCACCGAGAGATTGAGTGTATGGCGATGGGGTGTGTGCCTATTGTGACCCCTGGGGTCGATGTCGAGAATTACGCGGAGCCGTTGAAGGAGGGGGTCCATTTTATTCGGGTGGAGGGGCCTCAGGATGTTAAAAAGGTGGCTACGATCTCGAAAGAGGTGTGGGCCAAGATGTCGCAAGAGTGTCATGCTTGGTGGGAAAGGAATGCGTCGGCGGAGGGCATGTGGGCTTTGACTAAGAGGCTGGCAATAGGTATTACAGATATAAAATTGAATTAACGGCTGTTGGCTTCGCCGATACTAACAAATGGTGTCACATCTGACCAACCAAGCAACCCGTATAGTTGCAGATCAATATATCCTGTATCACCTTAGTCAAGATGATCCTGGGGATTTAGACGGCTACCATGGTGTTGTTAGTATAATGGAGGAAATGGCGCGTAAATATATGCAATGTGAAATGGATTACGAGGGGGTCGACGGCGAGATGTTCCCCCAGTGGGCGACTCTTGTCACTTGTCCACGCATGCGTGCCGAAATCAAATGGTCTCAGATTGTGACAGAGGTTAATCGCCTCATGGTTACGTTGCGCGTTGAGCAGCATATTGCGGACGAGGGGGCTGTGAAAAAATGGGAAAAGACGCATTTGAGAAATGTGGCGATTGTCTTCTTAACTACTAGCGCATGCATGTCTATTGCGCCAATTCCTACAGGTATAGCTGTTGCAGCATTCTTGCTGGGCGTGGCAGTGGGCGTGGCAGTGGGCGTGGCAGTGGGCGTGGAGGTAAGGGGCGCCGAGGGTGACATGGAGGCGAATGCCCCAAGCGACAGCGTGGGGGTGGCGCTGCTGCTTGCCACGCTGCTGGGAGAGCTAGTGCTGGTGGGCGCTGGGGTGAGTGAGGGAGATTGGGTAGGACTAATTCTTGCTATATGCTAATCTGAATCAGGATAGGCAGTATTGATAGAGTCGCTCCTGCTGTCATAACGACCGAGATATTTGTATTTTGTGTCGTAGACTTTATCCTTTGGGCCGAGAAAGAGGGAACGGCCGGCGATCTCCTTTCGTTTAATGTTCACCTTTTTGATTGTCGGCGTGGGTTTGTGGGGCGTGGTGGCCACGATGCCAATAGGGGCTGAAGGGACGACCTTTTTTATGAAGCGCTTTTTGACAGGGGCTGGGGCTGGAGCTGGAGCGACAGGGACAGGGACAGGGACAGGGACAGGGACAGGAGCCTCTAGAGGCTCTGCAGCCACTACAGGGGCCACAACAGCCTTTACCTTTTTCGCCATCTCTGCTGTTGGTAGTGCTCCATCTTTAGCCACCGCAGCCATGGAAGCCTCCTCCGAAATCCTTATCGCCTCCTCTGACATCGTATACCCCTTTTCAATTTGCGCATGCCACCATGGTCCTTTATAGATTCTGCTCCACGCCGGGATAGGCCCATCGATTGTCCCATGGAGCATAGATCCCTGATTAGGAATATACTTCCCAAACCGCTTCTCCAGCTGATTTTCCGTAGAAATACGGCGAACATCACACTCTTTACACAGGGTGTGATGTTCGGTTACAGACGCCGAACATCGTTTCGGCAGCAAGAACAATAGGGGCTTATTTTTATGGAGCCGCGGGCAATCGGCAAATGTGATATCAACAGAACTTGTGCGTCGCCCTATACATTGCGATGGCATCTATACGCTCAAGTCAGATGCCAGGATGTCAATTTTAGTGACCCAACTATGAAAGGGCGTATGTGTATACGCCAGAGAATTGGAACAGAATATGAAATAATCCGAATTTTGAGCATATAATGAGATATTCAATATTTCGGGTCATCGTTGGCGATATTCCTCGAAAAAACATAATAGCATATACAAGTGTTGCTGGAACGAATGTTGCAAACAAGGTTTCAAGTGTGAAATAAAAGGGGTTTGACTTTGGGTAATCTAAATCACGTACAAGATAGGAAAGGCCGGCAAATAATACTATCGCAAATACTACGCTGAAAAATAGAATATTATTAATGAGATCATTTGAACTCATTCCAAATATTGACAATACATTATTTGTGCCTCTCGACGATCCTTTAACAAACATGAAGTCTGTTATTACACCGAGTAAGAGACCAGCCGAAGATGCAATAATTAAAGAATAGTCCATGTCTATACTAATATGGGGAATATTTTATCCGACATCCAGACCGACCAAAAATTGAACGTCGACTGCTCCACAAACAATGTAGAATGGCTTATATTATGTGCGTATCAGAGCCCCCCGCCGTATTCTTTGCGAAGACGATCTTCTATAGTTCTAGGGTTATTGGGAGCGTTTCCACGGAAATCGCTGCCATGGCTGCAGTTCTCACGATGACAATAGTCATCGCATCCCTCTTGATTGCAGGCATGATTAAGAGGATCGAGTATACGGAGGATACGATTGAAGAGGGTGATACCACGGATGACGACGAGAATGTATCTGAGACGGATAAGGGCGAGGAGCTCGATGGTGAGGAGCTCGATGGTGAGGAGCTCGATGGTGAGGAGCTCGAAGGCGAGGAGCTCGAAGAGGCAGCCGAGGCAGCCGAAGCAGCCGAGGAATCCACCGAAGAGGTAGCCACCGAAGTAGCCGAGGAATCCACTGAAGAGGCCACCACCTCCTGGAGTCACCAAGACGAAGATGAAACTGACGACGAACACCTGACCCAAAATGAACGTGTCATTAAACGTCTGCGTGAAGTGGAAAGGGACACCCGAATTCGCAATGAGTTTCGTCGATTCTACATGACACGCTCATCCCATCCCGACTAATCCACGATGGTTCTTGCCGACGGATCGTCGGTATTCGTCCACCTAGGCATCCAAAAATAGGGGCAGTTTACACGAGCCAACTCCGCCCCGTATATTTTTTCAAATATCGACCGATAATAATACATCTCGGGAGTCCGTGGCGGAAGATGCGTCATCCTAGCCGCCTCTATTTGCCAATCATCGCGAACAATAGAGCCAGCCCTCTCTCGAATTTCCTCATACCATGCCCGCTCTGGCCCACTTATACCATCGCTAAAGGCCTCCTTCTTTCTCCAGAGCACCTCGTCAGGGAGCGTTATGCCGTCATCGAAGGCCCTCCGCAGCAAATACTTCTCTATTTTGGAGGAACGGACCGGCCGGCGCAGTTCAACCGGAATACTTAGAATGGTGTTTACGAATTCCTTGTCGAGAAATGGTGTGCGAGGCTCAAGACCATG